AGAACACAATTCGCAACAAGCACGTGGGACTGTATTCCAAGAGGCTGTACGAGGAACTACAGACGTTCATCTGGAAAAACAACAAACCACAGGCGCAAAAGAATCACAGCGACGACTTGGTCATGGCTCTTGCCATCGGCTGTCAACTGTTTCAATTCTCTGGCGCAAAGTCATTTGGAGACGATGACGCCCAGTGGGCGCTGGTCAAAGGCATGTCCCGGGACGAACAGACCATGGACACGACCACGGGACAGACGTCCGACGGCTTCTTTAGCATGCCAGGCAAGCCTCAGAACCAAGGAAACCAGCACTCAAGAAACACCCTTGACCGTGAAATTGAGCGAAACAAGATAAACTCTTTGGCTCCAGGCAAGACACATGACTACGGCAACCCTATGTGGGACCACATTAGATGGATATTTGACGATTAATCTCTTTCAAATATACTTAACACTATGATCCGGATTACAAAGGAACAACTTGATGTGCTTGTTAAAGAAGCTCTTAACGAAGCTATGGGAACCAATCCCATGGTGAAACGCCGAGTTATTGCAGCGCTTTCTTTAATTGAACAAGGCCAAGGTATTTTGTATGCAGCAACTTATGAATATGGAGATGTGTCCAGGGAGGACGCAGCGAAACTGACCCAAGCCTCTATAGCCGTTGGGGAAACTTTTGACAAATTTGGGCCGGGAGTTGAGAAAATTTCGCCGTCGCTAGATTCAGAGCTTGTTTAAGTAATCTAAGCCAAGGTATGCGGTGTCAAACCCACGAATCTGCCCGGTTTTTAGGAGTTCTCGAAACTTTTCCAGGGGCCACGTGTGTACCTCCAGAAATTCGTTGGGATCTAGATCCGTCTTGCCTGTGGGTTTACACTCAGTGGCCAGGAACATGTGTCTGATTCCGCTTGAATACGGAGAGTAGTTTAACGTGGCCAGGTGAATGATCTCGCCCGCCTCCAGACCGGTCTCTTCTTTGAGTTCCCTTCTGGCTGCGTCGGCAGGGTCTTCGTCGTCGTCTAGTCCTCCGCCAGGAAGCTCAAACTGTTCTTTCTCGATTCCGGGTCTCCACTGCTTGACGGTGTAAACTACGTTGTCTTCGGTAATGGGAAAGATCTGGACAGAGTTACCGTCGTTGTCTGTGTAGTAGTTCTCTGTTATTCCGTTTGGCAGCTTGTACTGCTTGACAACGATCTTCTTTCCGTAACCAGTCTCCTTGTCACGGATTTCGATCTTGAACTCTTTTTTCTTTTCGTATCCGTGTTTCATCAATTTTACATGTTAACCATTTCGGTCTGCATGTCCTTGAAGTGGTTTAGGTGTCTACTAAAAGCGCTGTTGATCGTTTCCTGAAGGATGCCTTCAGGAACTCTCATTTCCCTGGCCTCGTGAATGGCCATCTTAGCCTGACCCCAGTTGTGCGACAGGATTGCGTTCTCAATGTCGTGGAGAATGCCTTCAAATCGTTGGGGCTGGAAAAACTCAGCGTATGTTTCTTTCAGGAGCAGTTTCATGGCTACTTCTTGCTAGCCCGGTGTTGTGCTCCCATGGCCGAGTCATGATCTAATTGTCGCAAGCGCTGCGGGCTCAATGTAGCTTTTTTGCCAGCAAGCTTTCGCTTCTTGCGTTCAGCTTTCCGCCACCTTTCGTAATCTCCGGGTGAGTCACCTCGTAGTGCCCAATTAATCTTGTCATCTGACGAATCACTTTCGTTGGCAACGATAGTTTTAAGTTCCTCTTGGACAATATTGCGAATGATTTCTTTGAGTTCGGCCATGGAATTAAATAGCCTTCGTCCAGCCTTTATACGTCTTAAGTGTACCAAGATGCAGCATTGACATTCCTGAGCGGTTTAGTTCAGGATGCTTTCGACAGTATTCTGAGAGATTTTTGATGCAAACAATTTTTTCGCTTGGGTTTCTGAAGCAATGCAATACAGTTGGTTTGAATGCGTGTGAAGCTTTTTGCATACGCTTAGAGGCTTTTTCTTTTCTTTCGCTGCTCCAAGCAAGATCTGCTGTTTTCATGACTCGTTTAAGACCTTTGATCTTTGCAGCACGTTGTTCTGGATTATTCCACTGCTCTTTGGTCTTGATAGATTGAACTTGAGATTGCCATGCTCTGTAGTTGGGGTCTTGCCAACGCTTTTTGGCTGCCTTAGATTTCTTTTTAAAAGTTTCTTCTGGCGTGTTTGAGTAGCACGAACGGGATTTTTGTTTTGCTCGTGGTTTGAAGTTGTAGCATAGCTTTTGGTTGTCGTGAAATTGATTAAGATATTTTTGTTCGGCAAGCAGGCGCTTAGATTGTTCTCCTTCAATGACTTCTATAACATGGAATTCAAACGCTTCTTCTCCGCACTTGTTGAAGTCATTTTGCAAAAATTTGTTGTGATGAATCCCCTTATGAAGGGATTGTAAATGTTGGTTTAAGCGTACTTTAAAACATTTTGCACTGCCAATGTAAATGCGCTCATTGATGAGGTTTTTTATTTTATAAACACCAGACTTGTTGGCCGATTTTTTGTATATGGATTTCATGATTCACTCCTTGTTAACTAGAGTGTAACACAAAAAGGTTACGTTTTGAACCCGTTAGATCGGCCAACGTTTTCCCGTGAGGCGCTCGAAATTTTGTTTATTCATGTCCTTGATCTTCAGCTTGTTTATGACACCGTCAATTGTAGCGCCTGGCTTGTTGATTTCGTCTTGGAATGACCTGGAAGATGTGATTGCGTCCATGACGGCTCTGATCTGTTGTTTGCTGCCACGAATCTTGATAGGCATACGTGGGGCCTTCATGCCAGCTTTGACACCCTTGTATGCGGTGCCTCCTAGCCATGCTGCTACGCCAGCGAAGAACAACTTGCCTGCCCAAGACATGCGAAGTTCTTTTAGTTCGGGGTGTTGTTTTCGTGGGACGGCTTTGATGGGTGCTTCTTGAAGTTTTTTATCAGTCATGTCGTTCTTCTTCCAAAATACTACTACGTTTCTAATTATAATCCTGCAAGTTTAATCTCAAACAATGGCGAACATTGACACCACAGTAGAGCTGAATAAGCTCTTAAAAGAACAGAACAAACTCCTTCAGGCCCAGGCCAAAATCATGAAGTCCCAAGCGGCGACCATGAAGGCCATGGTGACCTCCATGCGAAACATGCCCGTTGAGGACGTCAACCGTTCTTTCCAAGAGATGAACAACGCAATCAAGGATGCTGACGCCGCCCTTGAAGACTTTGCTAGCGACCAACAGCAAGCTTTTAGCGACGTAGCCAGCGGAGCGGAGGAAGCCGAAGAAGGCATTAAGAGCATGACGGACAGACTTATCGACGCCGGTAAGAAGTCTGTGGTAATCGGCGTCTTGGTACAGGCTTTCACGGGTCTAAACGCTGGAGTCAGGGCTGGCTTGGGGTTCTTCAAATCTCTAATATCGGTCGCCACGACTTTGATGTCAACATTTTGGAACCTAACAACGTCAATCATAGCAATTCCGTTTAAAATGTTAACGGCCCTGATGAACGAAGCCGCACAGGGCGGCGACTCAGGACTTAGGCAAGCCATAGAAGACCTTCGAAAAGAGATGGGCCAACTGTCTACGAACGAAGGTCGAGCCATCATGAAGACCTTCCGGACCATGGGCAAACAAGGCACGGACACAGGACTTAGTTTGTGGCGAACCTTTGGTACCTTTGCAGAGCGACTACAAGAGATGACCAGGATTGCCACGGCCATGGGTAGACAGTTCTCTAACATGACAGACGAGTTTCGAACGCACGGCAGGCAGATCGGTGAATACGTCAAGGGCCTAGGGTTGTCTGAAGAGGCCATTAAGGCCGTAACTCAGAACGCTGCCGCAGCCGGAAAGTCTTTCACAGGGCTGAGCCGAGAGATTACCACCATGGCCTATGGAATGGGCGAAGCGTTTGGTATCAACGGAAAGCTGATTTCAAAAGACATCGCAGACATGATGTCACAGTTTGACGACTTTGGTTCTATCGGCGTCAAGACAATGTCGCAGATTGCCATCTTTACAAGAAAACTCGGCATCGAAGTCAAGGACCTACTTGGAGTTATCGGACAGTTTGACGACTTTGAACAGGCTGCTCAGTCCGCCGCACAACTTAGTCAGGCATTTGGCATTCAGGTAGACACCTTGGAGATGCTCAAGGAACAGGACCCTGCTGCTCGGTTCGAAACCATGCGAAAGGCTTTCCTGGCAACAGGCAGGTCCGTAGAAGACCTAACCAGGCAAGAGCTAAAGTTGCTAAACGCTCACACAGGTATTAGCACAGAGGCTCTTAAGGTTGGTTTCTCGCAAGCCAAGGCTGGTTTGAGCTATGAAGAGATTCAAAAACAGGCCGGACTGACAGAAAAGAAGCAACTGTCACAAGCCGAAGCCATGGACAAGTTGTCTGACTCCATTGAGTTGATGGTGAAGTCCGGTCAACAGATGAAGGGCGGATTCTTTGACATCTTCCTTCAGGGGTTCGCTCTGGGAGCAAGACGCAGCGGCGACTTCAGAAAGATGATTTGGTCCCTTCGCAGAGCCATGCGTGCTACTCTACATACTGGTAGACGAGTCGGTCGGATGTTTGTTCAGAACTTCCCTGGTGTAAAAGACATCTTGCAGGGCCTGACAGAAGCGTTTCAGAATTTTGGACGAGTAACCAGAAGACGAGGGATAACCAAGTTTCTTGGTGAAATCATCAAGGACTTCCGCAAGTTCTTTACCGCAATGACAAGCGACCCCAAGGTGGCTCTAGAGAACCTGTTTAAGAACATGTCAAAGAGCTTTCACGACAAGTTTGACAAAGACACGGCGCCTGGAAAAAGGGTTCTCATGGGGTTCAGAACCTTCTTTGTGACCATGGGCAAGCTGTTTTCTGTGGGAGTGCAGCTAGCCATGAAGGGTCTTACAGACGGCTTGGGCATGTTAACCAAGTTCATCAGAGACCCAAGCAGTTTTCTAAAGGGAGCTTCTACGGCTCAGTCTGGAATTGCCAAGTTCTTTGCAGAAGTGTTTGGTCCAGCGTGGAAAGCAATTGAAGCCCTGTGGCCCGATCTTCAGGTAGCTTTCGTCCGGCTGTGGCAACAGCTTAAGGCTTCGTTCGGGCACCACGTCATAAAGTTCCGAGACGATGCCATAGATTTCCTAAAGGGAGCAGCCGTTTCTGCTGCCATCACCAGGCTTCTCATTGCCACGCTCAGCGTAGGCATCGCAAAGGCAGGCGAGGTAATTGCCAAAAAGGGTTCGGTGGTGCTGGGCAAGGGTTTGAGTAAAATGATGGGCAACGTTGCCGACGTTCCTGCGTTCAAGTCGGGCAGCAAAAACCTGGAAACAGCTCTTACGGGCGCTGGTACTGCCGGTGGCGCCATGCAAACACAAGGCGCACTCTTTGGCAAGGTCAACTGGAAGGGTCTAGCCAAGAGCCTTGTGGTAGGCATTGCAGCCATAGCTTTGGTTGCTGCTGTCATGGCTGCCGAATTCCTTCTGATTAGCTTTGCCTTTCAAGGTGCGGGCGTCAAAGAATCTGACGTTGACTTGGTTGTAAAAGCGATGTTCGGAATGGGCAAGCTCTACCTCATATCGGCTGGAGTAATTTTGGCAAGCATAGCGGTCGGCGCAGTCATGGCCATTCCTGGTGTCCAGGTGGCAGCTCTTGTAGGTATCGCCGCTATCGCCGCTGTTACTGCCGGAATGGCCGTTCACACGATGTCGATCATAAAGTCCATTGGCAAAATGAGTCTCTCTGGCAACATAGAACGCAAGGTGGCCGTCTTCACGAACGTTACCAAGGCCATGGCTTCCATGGCGCAAGTCCTGGTTTCAATGATGGACGTAGCAACCCCTGCTTTTTCGGGCCTAATCCAACTGTTCCGTGGGACCAATCCGATGGAAGACGGTCTTAAGGCAATCAAGAGTATGATGACAAGCATGTCGACCCACATGAAAGACATCATTGTTCTAATCAGCACGATAACAGCAGGAGCAACGCCGGAGCAGATAAAGGCCGGTGAAATGATTGGAACGCTGTTGCAGGCCCTGACAGGTTTGATGCAAGCGCTACAGCCACCAGAACAAGGTCTTTATGATAAGTACCTGGAAGCCGTGGGCGCCGTTGACAGTCAACTGTCAGTCATGGGAGCCTATGTGTCGAAGGTCATTGGAATCATGAAGAAGGACGTGATCCCGGCCGTCATTTCAGCAATAGAAGTAGTCGGGAAGATGCCTGCGATAGACCCTGGGAAGATTCAAGCCTTTTCTACGTTCTTGTCAGGTGTCACCACCCTCATGAAGGCACTCACTCCGGATCCGGCTTTGTTTGAATCCATGAAGACCTCGGCAAAGTCCACAGCTCTGTGGGGTCTTGTAAAAACAGAAATAGACGTGGCAGGAGACCCAAGCCAGAACATGAAGCCGGTCATGAAGTTCATGAAAGACATGATGAAGAACATGGTCGGGCCAGGCGGTGCCTTGGAAAGCATTCAAAACTTTATGGGCGGAATGGTGAAAGCTACAAAGAAGCTTGGAGACCCAGCACAGGTGAGAACGGCGTCAGAACTGTTTGCAACGACGATGGAAGCAATATCCACAATTTCTCAGATGTTCACACCAGAAAAGATGGCCGCTTTTAAAGACGCTGGAGGCGGGGGGACCGTGGGAGTTATGCTCTCCAGGTTCAACACCGGCATCATGATGCCACTACAGCAAGACATGCCGAAGATGATTGCAGGCTTCCAGGCCATTGGAAAGAACGTAGGCAAAGTCAAGGCGTCGTTTATTACCAAGGTCGCCACGGGAGTTAAGGACATGGTTTCTGAAATTAACGCTGTCACCGAAAGCCTAAACGGCTTCTCAGCGAACGTACCGATGATTAAGACTCAGCTTGCCAAGGTGGGAGACTCACTAGGGCTAGCAGGATCTGAAGAGTTCAAGATCAAGATTCAGGACATCAACCTAACGATTAACGTTGGCGTTGAACTAGAGGCAGAGAAGTTCGAGAAAGCCTTGATTGGCAGACCGACTGGCTCCAAGTTTGCCCAGAAATAAAAGATAAGAGCTTATGGCACTATTTGACGAAGTTTTAAAAAATCCCGAGTATCAGCGTTATCTCAAGAAGCTACCGGAAGACGAACGAAAGTCCATTCAGGACTCTCTGAGACAGCTTACAGAGTTGTTTGAAGGGCGTCTACTTAGGCCCTTGGAAAATCTAAAATAACGCTACTTATAGACCATGGGAGAAGTTTCTAGAAAGCTATTTGGCGTAGAAGTGTCAGCCGACCTTGAGCCCATTGTCATTGTACTTGACAATTCAGGCGAAGGCGACACGGTGCGCTTTAGAACCGACGACATCAAGGATAAAATCCTTGAGAAGCTCGGCGATCATGCGGCGGCAATTACAAAAGACGCCGGAAACGAACACAGACTAACAATTGGCAGCACAGAAATCAAAACAAGAACTGCCTCTGGGAATCCAGCACCCCTCGGTGACGCCACCGGGGCTGAGACCACTTTCGCAGGCTCTCTAGCTTCCCCAGAATCAGAAAGGGCACTAGCACACTTTGAACAATCTTCTAATAGTAAATTGTTACCTCTTACAATTAGAAAAGGAAAAACCGACGACAAGTCTCTTCCGACTGGCCTTGAGCTACTTGAAGAAGTCAACGCCGACGGTAAAGACTCGTCAATAGCGCAAGCTATACGTTCTGTCGCACTAGCAAACAACACGTATGCGTGCGAGAACGAGTTTGTCAACCCCAACACCCGTGAAGACGAAGACGACAGCAACGTCGGGCACGCCATCCTTCAGGAAACCCTAGGCGAACACACTCCTAGAACCTTTCCTGACATGGCCGGGGATGGTAAGAAGATTGAGTTCAGAGTAAGAAGACTTAAGAACCTCGGCATTCAAACGCTTCTAGAGGCCAGCGGCGAATACTTTGTTCCCGACGACACAGATGACTTTGCTAGTGTCGTTGCAGCCAAGGCTGCTTCGTCTGCTCCAGGTCTCGCCCGCTTGGGTATCCGGATCCCTTTGAACAGGTTCTCAGCCGCCACCATCGCTGCCGAAGTTATTCCGGACTTTCAAAAGAATTCCAGGTTTCCAGAACTAAATGGGCCACAGCGTTTCTCTCACGGCAACGTCAACAACCCTTTGGTTCCATTCAGCGCAGTAAGCTCAACTTCTGCTGGCATCGCTGCTGTGTTGCTGGCCATCACAATCAGTACGCTTGTTAAGGCGCTAGCTGCTCTTTTGGGAGGGGATCCTTTGGTCGATCTTCAACTTCCCGATCCAATGGGATCGCTTTTCGGTTCAGATGGCCAGTCGGCCCGAGACCCTGCCGATGAACACAAGAATCGTCTAGGAAGTTATCTGGGCAAAGACAAGAACGTGTTGAGAGAAAATTCCACGCTCCCTGTTCCGGGAGCACTGGGACTTTTTGGTGGTAACTTTTTTCTTCTAGAACCAACGCAAGAGCCCTACAGCAAGGCTGTTGCCAGAGGTAGTGAAATTTTCTTTGGGCAGGTTAGCAACGGGGTCCTTGGTCTGGTTGGTGCTGCGTTTGGCATAGGGGATTCGTTCAAGCATGTTTCTGAAAATCCAGGGTACTACAACGTCCTTCTCAGGATGCTTGTGAAGTCTGTGGTAGAGTCCTTGGGGGACGTTACCAATTCCGTTACTGGTCTGGGAGCGTCAATTCTTGGCGAAACAAACCCGGTTGCTGGCACTGTCCTAGGAAAGAGCGCTCTGGACGTTGACCGAGAGATTGGTCTTGAAGGGGATCCAACAAATCTTTTGAACGTAATCAACTCGATTCGTGAGTCAAAGATGATCAAGTTTATGGATATCCTGGCTGTTCTCGGCGACATCAGTCTCATGACAGAAAACACCGACACCTTTGATCCAACGAATCTATTTGAATCTTCCATTGATGGAGTGAACGATTTTGTAAACGCCAAAAATTTGCCCAACCCTGCTGCTCTCATTAAGAAGAACAGGCTGTCCACAAAGGTGGGTGGTAAAATGGGAGACCACCTAGCCTGGGGCTCTAACACCTTGCGCTCCATGTACCTTCTTCCAACTTCTCTGTTGGGTGCCGAGAATGCATTTCTGCACACACAAAGAATCTCTGCACAGCTTGCTGGTGACAAGCATTTTAAACTCACAACAAAAAATCGGCTGACTCAACAAGATGTTCAATCCATTGAACAGGAGCTTGACGCATACTACGTCCCATTTTACTTTCATGATCTCAGAACTAATGAAATCATCTCTTTTCACTCCTTTATTGAAAGCATTACAGATACGCATGATGCTGAATATACAGAGTCCACAGGTTATGGTCGCATAGGAAAGGTCATGACCTACAAGAACACCAATCGTTCGATTGCATGTTCCTTCAGGGTCGTCGCAACGAATCCTACGGACTTCAATGAAATGTGGCACAAAATCAACAAGCTTGTTCTGATGCTGTATCCACAGTATACAGCAGGAAGACAGGTATCTTTTACGGACAGCGACGGGCTTGTAAAGAAGTTCATCCAGCCGTTTTCCCAGTTGATCGGCAACTCACCTATGATTAGGATGAGACTTGGGGACCTAATCAAGACCAACTTTAGCGACCTTGATTTGGCGAGAATGTTTGGCGTTGGAACAGAACAGTTCAGAGTAACTACCGCTGAACCGAAAAACAGTGAATCCCTTGCAGCTTTGGAACTAGAAGTTTCGCTAGAATTCAACGCTATCGTAGAGAAGCACCTGGCCGCCGACTTTGAAGAGGATGACAAGTTTTACTTCATAGAACCCGCAGCCGCTGGCTCTAAAAAGCCAAGAACAAGAGCGATCAAAAAGAAAAAGGGAAATAAAGTTTCTCCAGTTCCAGCGAAAACCATTTACGTTGTTAAGGAAGTGGTTGGACCTAGGAAATACAAAATCAAATCTTTGTATCCCATTCCTGGTTTAGAAGAGGAGCGTGTCATAAACTTCAACGGTCCAGTTTCGCCGGGTTTGGTTGAAGCATATGCTCCGTTTGTAGAAGAGAAGGCCCGACGCCAAGTTATTGGCGTGCAACCAGAAGTTGACGACAGAACTTTGGCCGAAACAGCAAATTTCTTTAACCCAGAGTCAAACCCAATTGTTAAGTCCTTTGACTCCGTTAAGGGCCAGGGCCTGGCAGGGTTTATCAAGAGGCTGTCGTTTGACTGGGCCGATGCGCTGTGGGATACGGACGGACTCAACAACAGAGCGCCAATGTGGATGAAGATCGACATTGAGTTTGCACCTGTTCATGACATCAACCCAGGAATCGACTCTTCTGGCGCCCCAATTGGCATGCCATACAATATCGGTTCGATACTGAAACTTCTAAAGATGCGCCGCAGCAGTGCAATAAACCTGGACGATGCAGAGTCAGCCTACGCAACGTCTGTGGGTCTTGCTTTCACACCAACTAATGCAGCGGATGAAGATCAGGCCGAAGCGGCGTCAGATGCTCTGTCTGCCCTGAGTAATACTAAGCTGTTTGGATAAACAACAACAATGACCATACGAAGATACACAAGAACACCAACATTTGGTTTGGGATTTAGATATGGCACTTCCTTTGCCATTTCAGCGATTCGCACCAACATAGCAAACGGAAACATTCGTTTTGACGAAGTTACTCTGCAAGAGTATGAGCGCTTGGATATCCTTGCGGGCAAGCTTTATGCAGACAGTAAGCTGGGGTGGGTTATCGCAGCGGCTTCGAGTATCGGCTGGATGCCTCAAGTGCCCCCTGGGACCATTATCCGTGTCCCAAACATTGACGACGTAGCGAAGTTCGTTGGTTGACGGGTTTAAAACGGTACCTTTTCATGTTACACTCTATCTAACTAAGGAGTGCAACTATGAAAACTGTCTATAATAAATCAGCAAATAAATCTGGTGTTTATAAAATTATCAACACATCTAATAACAGAATTTATATTGGTTCTGCAAAAACTTTTAAAACTAGACACCAAGGTCATCTAACCTCTCTTCGCAAAGGAACACATCACAATAAATATTTACAAAACGATTTTAACAAATGCGGAGAAGATGCATTTGAATTTCATGTCATTGAGATAATAGACGGAGAACAAGCAGAGAGATTGCTGATTGAGCAAAAACACATAGACAAATATTACGATAGCCAAGATCGGTGTTACAATTTCAAACCAAAAGCCAAGGCAAAATCTCGATCTTGCTATTCACGTACGCCAGAACAAACCAGCAAACTAATTTCTGAAAACATGAAACGCATTTGGTCAGAGCCAAAAACCAGGACTAGCAGAAACGCCTGGAAACAAGGAACCAGGCTTTCCATAGAAACCAAGAAGAAAATGTCTGAGGCTGCAAAAAACAAAACATGGACTCCTGAACAAAGAGCCAAAATCACACAAGCTTTGCGTGGCAGAAAAAATGGCCCACATTCTGAAGAGGCAAAACTAAAAATGAGCCAAAACAGAAAAAGCAAAGGAATGGTTGTGACTACAAACAAAGATACGGGAGAAGTTTTAGAGTTTCACAGTCAAGGTGCGTGCGCCCGACACTTTGGTGTTTCAACAACAACTATAGCGAATCTAATTGCAAGTCCATCTCGGACAGGCTACAAAGATCTAAACACATGGAAACTTCAAAGAACTAATATTTAACTAAACCCCATGGCATCTCCTCGACAAAAACTAATTGCAGCAACGAACTTGCTGTCAAAATACTACGGTCTTCCCATTTTAGAGGATTTGCTGACCGCTGAAGCCTTGAAGGGCGTCACGGGGCAAGCAGGACAACCTGCAAACGTGAACGAGTCTGACAAACTCCTTGACACAATTATCGCCAACTTCATCAACTCATCTTCAGGGGCTCTTACGTCCAATCAGTTGATTAACAGATTTAACGACCTATTGAAAGACAACCAGATTGCAGAAGATCGCTTCAACGAGATATTCCAAATCTTTTTTGTTGGGGCCAAAAACTTGATTACGGGAACCACTGCTGACTTCACAGAAGAAGACAGGACCATCTCTCGCCCTCCTATCACTGGCATTCTAGAGTACGAGGGGTCTGACCAAGGGCAACTTGGAACAACCATAAATTCCACCTACGCCGCTCCTACCAAAGAGTCTCCTAGCTTGTCTGTTATCCTTTGTAACTCACCACGCATTGGTCTGGCCGGGAGAGACATAAACGCAGTTACCATTTTTCTAAACGGAATCCCCAACGTCGAGATTTCCCGTGCAACTCCTTTCATCAACATAGAATTCTTCTTCCCAAGACCAGCAATTGGAGGAGGAGACAAAGGCAGGCTTCAAACTCTGTCGCTGTCCAAATTTTTGCTTGGCGCAGAACAGGTTGATGGTGGCACTTCGGCTTTGGCTACCATTGCTCAAGCAGGGCAAACTGGCCAAGCAACCGTTAACGACGAAACAGGTGAAGTAAACACCGACGACGTCCACGCCACAGCAGGAATGGAACTGTTTTGTTCCCCGCAAAGTCTCGTAAATGCCGACGCAACGGATGCACCAGAGCTGCGAGCAGTCCCGATTCTTGACAAGTTTAGGCCGCTCATGACTCTTGAGAGTCTAGAAATCACCGTGGCACCTTCTACGGGCCTGATGAGTTTTAAAACTGGAGAGCTAAAGTTCACTCTCCACGACAGGTCCAGACTGGCTGAAATTGCTGAGTTTGTACGTGCCGATCTCTATGGCAAAACCGACATAATGATCGAATACGGCTGGTCTCATCCGGATGGTCAGTCGGTGATCGGGAGCAACAACCCATATGGAGACTTGATTAACGGCATGAAGGTCAAGGAAAAGTATCAGGTAATCAATTCGAGCTTTACTTTTGACGACGTCGGCCAGATTATTGTGACGTTGAAACTCGCAATGAAGGGAGCCATTGACTTTGATACCGAGTTGATTGCATCCGACTCTGACTCTGTCGCCAGTGTTATCAAAGAAATCGAGGAGCTTCAGAGGTTGGTTGGAGACTATCGAGAGAGAATCTTTTCAAACACCGTAACAGCAAGGTCTAAAGAGGTCCGAGGAATACAGGTACTTGACGCCGCACAGGACGCCATCGGCCAAGTGTCTGCTGGCAAAAAGCTCCGTGACGAAATGAAGCAGTTTCGCAGGAGTCTAAAGCAGTCAAAGAATAACCCAGATGCACAGAGACTAATCGAAGCTTTGAATTCCTTGTTTGGAAAAGAAAAAAAGTCCACGGGCGCAGTTAAAAATCTACGAAACACGATTCTAAAGAGCATCAACAACAAGATGAACAAGCTTGAAGCAAACGGAAGGGATCCGTTTTTGATAGACGATGACTCTAAAAAGAAGACCGGTCAAAGAAAAATTGTTGACGCCAAGAACTCCAAGGCCAAAAGGAAGTTCAAACAGTTAACTAAGTTGACCACCAACGTCAGTGGCATTAAACTTGGCTCTGAAGTGTCCTTGGCTAAAATCCTGCTTAACTTCGTTGCAGAGCCTCTAGCAAACACGGCAAAGTTTGACGACATTCAGTTTGTCTTCTATCCTTTCAACCGCTACGCTGGCACCGCTTCCAAGTTGAACATAGGAAATTTTGCGGTGAACTTAAAATTCTTCACAGAGGAATTCCAAAGATACAGGCTTGACCACATCGCTAAGTCAGGCAACATGAACTTGAGTGACTTCTTGGACTTTCTAGCGGACATAGTTTTGGATGATCCAGGTGCTCGTTCTTATGGTTTGTTTGACGACAACGGAGCCTTTTACAAAAACGTCTACAACGACGACGGGACGCAGAGAAGTGCTCAGATTGTGGACAACATACCGGACTATCAAGTTCGCTTGGAAGCCAAGCTTAAGAGGTACACTCCCGACGGCTCTTGGAAAATGCCTCAAGTGGACTTCTTTATTGAATCCCTAACAGAGGCGGTCGGCGAAGTCCTAGGACAGGATGCGACGATTAACACGTCCCGCACGATTTTAAGAATCCACGTGTTCGACAGGCAGACGAACTCTTACGACACCCTCCAAGCGCTGCTAGCGTCTACCAGAGACTCTGAAATCGAAGCCATCAACAACGCAACGCCTCCAGCTTCGCCTGACACGGCAAACGTTGGCGTTGACAAAGAGTATGCAAGAAACGCCGTTGCCATTCTAGAGGCTGCGTCTACGTCAAATCTCATCGAGCCAATCCCGAGTGACGACCCTGACTTGCCAACAAAGTACAGAATCATCGGAAGTCCCAGGGAGCTAAAAGAGTTCATGAT